CGGTAGATAAGCGCGCGAACTGTATAACTATCGGAAGGTTCTACCAGAACTTCGTCGCTTACTTTTTCTTGAATAAGTTCCGAAGGAAGATTACTAAAATTATAAGCGGTAACAAACATATGAACAAAAAACTAAAAAATGCAACAATAAAAAATTCAAGCATAATATTAAAGCATTGGAGTACCGTATTTAGGCATCAAACGAAGCGCTTTGACATCTTGGTATATTTGTACCCAAAACTTATCGTCATCAGTCTCCGAAGTGGCAAAAACACGGTTACTTGGGTTACATTCGACAAATGTAGTATTTAAATTCGGACGATCCTCAAAAATACGATTCAAATGCCAAAACGAAAGATTGCCACGGAAATCTCCATGAGCTTCGGAAGCCTTGTATTTGTATTCCGCATAACGAGGAGTATATCCAAATGTTCCTTCATTATAAGCTGCATCATCAGAAACGAAAAGTTCTTTATTCTTAATTTCCTGCTCTGACAAATGAGCAAATTCGGGGAAATAGAAGTCCATATTATCAAACTTCGTAAAATCCCTTGGAATACCTTGCTGATAGCCGGAACGCGGAGTTATCGACATGATACCGATAATATATCCGTGCTCCTCAAAGTAATGCTTAAAGCCGTTGTTAATACCAGCAGAAATACCGTGACCAGCCATGTTAGCTTGCGGAGATGTCTCATCAGTAGAAGATGTCTGTAATACTTCCGACACAGAAATAGGCATACGACCGCCGCCGAGGAACTGCGGACGCTGTAAACGGGCATCAGAAGACCGGACGCCAAAATGAGATAAAATTTGCTCAATGTAACGAGAACCGCCACGAGCGTTCCGTTCGAACCAACGTTGCAAAGCATTCGAAGTACGGAGGTCATTAATATTAATACCGAGCTCATCAGCATTAACCTTCAACGTTCCGTTAGGATCGAGTTGTAAAGAGCTGTTTTGACTTGCACCAGCAGCACCGGAGGCAATTAATTGACCGTGAGCAGCATCCGCTGGATCGATCAAAGTTTGCGTAACATCGTGAGCACCAGTGACAAAATTACGACCGTCACGATCAACCCAATACTGATTAGCTTTGTCCGGATTATCATAAACGACATCAAGACTGCCGGAGGAACCTTGAACAGGTACAGATACTTCGGGTCCACGCTGCAACCAAGGAAGAGCGGACGTGAAGTAATCCTTTTCCCAAGCACGGCGTTTAATGCTCAAAAATGAATCAGCAGGAACCATGGAACCACCAGTAAGAGGAATATCTATAGGATCAGTCAAATTTTGATCGCGATAATATTCATTATAAATAAGGTTATAAGCACGGAATGGAAGCGCAGAAACCTCTATACCTTCTGCCGGAAGATTGACACCATTAGGACTATTTGAAATAACAGTCGAACCAATCTTTGCAATAGAGGGTAAGCCTAAATAGTCCCATAACGTACTATCACCTAAATAATTTTTCAAGAGAGCACCGGAAATAACATTTATAGCCAATTTAGGGAATACAGGCACATCTTCACCGTCTATACCTTTAGTAATGAAATCTTCCCATTCATTCCAAAGAAGGCGATTAGGTACAAAAAAGTAGTGAGTAAAAACATTTACACGGTGCATCATAGGAGCCACAAGGGGGGCCAAACGCACGAGAGATTCTGTTTTCACGCGAAACTTATCACCTGGAACAACAGGCATACACATGATAGGGACGAGTTCGCCCATGTTCAATGTTAACTTTGATTCATATGATAAGTTGAAAGCATTCCGGCGAGGACGTTTCATTCTTATCGAGTTAAATATATTTGCCATTACATTTTACATCTTAAACGTTCATTCATTCGTTGTTCATAAGCCTCTGTTTGTTCTATCTGCATGAGGTCGGTTAAAACGGGGTTCTGATGATGATTGCAATAATGTAACCATTCATCATACATCTTATTGCGGAAAAACTCTTCGCGCATCTCTTTCAAGAACTCTTTCATATCATCATCATAGAGCTTATCTGCATAATAACGCGGCATCGCCATCTTATAGCCTGACCAAGCACGAACATAATCGCGAGGATGTCTACGGTAGAACTCAATAATATCAGCTTTCATGAATCCAAAGCCGATACCAGGGTTTCGGGAACAAAGCATAAAAGGTTTGTATTTCTTTTCGTCCTGTAAGATCGAAGGAATCATACTCTTTTCATACATGTACTTACAGACGTACGCTATCTCTTTTACTGTTAAGGGATGAGCTTGTACAAAACCATTCTGCCAACATTCAGCCAATAGATCACCAGCTTTTTTACCAGTGAAGGGGAAGCCGAACAAGATCATATGATAGTGAGGACGACCGCCTTTTGCACCATATTCAGAGGTAACAAAGTAGCGCATTTTATAATCCTCATATTTCTTTCGAAGCCGTTTCATAAATAATTGCACATCGCGTTTAGATACCACAGCTACATTACACTGAAATAGGTCACTACCAATTCGTTCTACAGGTAAATGTTCGTCATCATACGTTAGGGTGACAAACAAAGAAAACGGATATTGTTTAGCTTCCGCCTGGAGGCGATATACCCAAGATTGGCGTTTATTCTGTCGGCAGTTTACACACCAACCGCAAGGCACTTTCGCTTCCACACTAGCAAGATACATAGGGTGAAGACATTTAGCCATTCAACGCAGGTGTATCGGGCTTGTCAAAGATCGACTTTACAGCATCAATTACCGTTTCTAAAACGGCAATGATAATTTTCCATACGGGTTTCATAAACGAACACCTCCTCTACTTACACGATAACTACGAATTCTGCGTCTCTTTCCACGGCCAAGGAATCCACGTCTACGGCCTCTTTTCCTTCTACGTCTCATAACAAAAATTATTTGGGGTTAAACATTTGGTCAAGCTCGCGAGAATCGCGAAACATGTACATCATCATACGCTTAAATAATTCGGAAGCAACATTCTTTGCATCTGAACTACCACCGAAAAGACGTTCCATTCTATTACGGAACGCATTAATATCGTTATCCTGTTGAAGTTTACGGATACCTTCCATTGCGGTTGCATATTGAGCATTCGAAAGCTTAATCTTATTGTCAAACAGGGTACGATCTAATTCATATTGGAGTACCTTTTGATTCGCACCAGTCCAAGCACCGGCGGCACTTGCTTCGGAAAGATTCTTTTCAGCTATAGCACGATCAATAGATACATTACGAAGCTCACGAGCAAGATTAAGATCAAAGCCAGAACGTGCAGTAGACATAGCAATATTGCCTTGACGAATACCTTCAGTTCGAGCCTGTTCTTTAATGAGCTTATTTTGAGCTTCCATGTTTTCAACTTGTGCCTTATTTTGGCGCATTGCCATAAATGTAGACACAGCATCAGATATACCAAGATTCCAGCCGCGGTAGGGTTCCATTGTAGCACGCTGAATTTTCGCAGGTTGATATTGCGGAGCTGAACCAGCACTATTACCAGTAACACCACTACCATAAACCAGATTAGGATTAAGGCCAGCTTGCCGAAGACGGGACATTTGCGCAGTCGGTGAATTATACTGATTCTGCATGTTCCACATATCAACACTACGCGACCAGGCCTTATCGTTTTCAGCGGTCTGCCAGTTGTTTTGGTATTTCGCCAACTGCATATTCTGGATATTGGCCTGACGTTGAGAATTTGCACCAATCGCCGAACCAATAATCGAACCGAGACCACCAATAATTGCAGCACCAACAGCCATAAGTTAGTCAATTTTAAGTGATTCTAAATAATACGCATTGATCTCCTTTACAGTGGGATCACAACAGAGAAGAGCTACCAATTTTCTACCGGCATGATGAGCCTGTATAATATCACGGGCAGAGAATTGAATACTACGAAAGCGGTCTACGCCTTCATTGTCAGTAAATTGTACATGAAAATAGAACTGTTTCATTTGTCTTTTGAATTAGTTCCTGCCGTAGTCCCGAGAGAACTATGGCATTGATCTCGGAAGAAAAAATATAAAAATAAAACTTTTTTTCATTTTCAACTGGGGATACAGGCTTGTGAG